TAGCAGGTGCAACAGTTGTAGCAGGAGGTATGGCTTCAAGATCAGCAGGCAAAGCCGCAGGAGCTGCTGCTGGTGCTGAAGAAGCGCAACTTGCTTTCGAGTATGAGAAATATGATAATTGGAACGCAGTGTACGGTCCAATGCAAGATAACCTAGCTAACTACTATCAAAATGTAACGCCTGATTACTACGCTGCTACCGGTCTTGAAGAATTTGAAACACAGTATCAAACTAGTTTAACTCGCCTAGATGAAAACTTAGCTCAACGTGGTATTGATCCTTCATCTGGTATTGCAACTAGTCTTGGGTCGCAAGCTGAACTAGGAGCAGCTGAAACACGAGCTGGTATACGCAAGGATGCACCTAGACAAGCAGCAGAAGATAAGAGTCGATTCTTGCAGATTGGTTTAGGTCAAAACCCTGGAAGTTCTATAAGCAGTACACTAGCTCAGCGATCACAACAAGCTGGACAAGCTTCATTAGCTGCTAGTCAATCCGCAGGACAGGCTATTAGTGCTGCTATTCCTACAGTTGGCATGGCAGTAGACGCGTATAATAGGCGACCTGTGACAGCTACAGGTACTACACCTTATTATCCAAGTTCAGTACCTTTGGCTGGTGGACCTTACATCGATCCTAATATAGGAGTAGCATAATGGCTGATGCGCAAATGTGGGCTGGAGCAGCTAAGGGTCTAAGTCAATTGTCTACAGATATGTCTGAATATGACTTAAAAGCTACAAGACTAGCTGAGGCTAAATCAAAACAGCAATTAGCTCAATCACAACTAGAAGAATATAATCAAGGTGCACCTAGACGTGAACGAGCTGATGAGCTTGCTATGCAGCAGCTTGAAGCTAATGCTTATAAGACAAATGCTCAAATGACTCAGACTCAAACGTATGACGGTTTTCGTAGGTTTGAAGCAGACAAAGATACACGTCATCTTAATACTTGGTTGAATCAAGTTAAAGGTAACCCTATTGGTGCTAAGATGTATGGTGATGTTGTTCGTGTTGATCAATTGACAAAGTCAACAGAGAATGACAGTATGCTTCGTAAGATGGGTTACACTGACTTGGATGCAATCTATAGTGATCCAGAACTTAGTAAAGACCTAGTTATCTTCACTGGTACTGATAAGCGTGGTATTGTTAACATGAACGATCTATACGCCGGTACAGGTTTTACTAACTATCTAACCAATGAAGAGTTAGCTACCAAAGAAAAGAAAGCAAGAATCACACAGATGCTTCGTTCAGGTCAGACTAAGTCTAAAGTAGATATGAAAGAACGTGTTGTAGACGATTTGATTAAAACAGGTAAAGCTAAGACTGTAGCTGAAGCCTATCAGATGCTGACTGATATCGAGAATAGTGGTAAAGGTACTGGTGTACTTAGTTCAACTGAAGAACGAGCTGTAAATGCTATTATGGAAGAAGAGAATGTATCTTATTTAGAAGCATTAGATAAATACTATTCTGCTAAGCGTCAAGGTACAGGTCAGACAAATGAGTCTCGTTTTGTAGAACGATATAAGGAGAACAATCCTGGTGCTACATATGAGGAAGCTGTAGGAGAGTATAAAAACTTAGCTAAGACTTCCACTCAGAAAGAAGTTACAGACGTCAGAGCGTTACGTTCAAGTCTAGATGAGATGAACTGGCTTGAGAGTAAAGATATGTCTAGAGTCGATAGAGCTAAGATTTATCGTGACTATATTAGTCCTCTTGAGGATCTACGCGACTTTAAGATGTCCACTGAAAATAAGCGAACTATCCGTAATCTGCGAGACCTTACAGCATTAGGTAATACAGCTGGTACTGAACTAACACCAGATGAAACAGGTTTGCTAGATAGCACTCTTAAAGACTTTAAGAAGTATATGGTTGATGAAGTTGGTGGTAATGTTGGTACTGCTTCATATGAAACATTCCGTAACGTATTTCGTAACGCAATGTATGGAGCGTCACTAACAGCATCTGAGATAACTGCATTCAACAAAGCGGCTGGTAGACTAGGTCAGAAGTTTCAACCTGTTTTAGCTCAGCTTAATGTCCAAATGCATACGATTAAGTCGAATTTGGAGTCTATTCGTGATCTTAATGATCCAGATATTGCGCATTATTATACAGGTCAATCTATTGAAGAAATCGACGATGCAATCATGGCAATTGAAGAACGTTTAGACAATCCTAGTTTACGACTTGATAAAGCTAAAGGTCGTGAGCTCAAAGTACAACGTGTTGATAAGACAGCAGTACCTACTGTACCTGACGTTAGTGGAACGGAGAAAGTTCCTTTTGATTTTGATGCTGCAATGCAGGGGGCTGGCTTATGAAGGCTACCGTAGAAGAATGTAGAGATACATTTCAGATAGGTTATGAGACATATGATGGATCACGTAAAGAAGCTAATGAGGTTTGGAATCTTTATCACAACCGTCATTATACTTATGATCAGTTAGCTGTGCTAGAAAACAGAGGTCAGCCTAAAGAGACCTTTAACGTTATTAAGATGTTCGCACGTATGTTAGTTGGTTATTACAGTACAGTCGTTAACACAGTTGTTGTACGACCTCGTAATCCACGTGATGTTACTACGGCAACAGTTCTTAATGATACTATCAACTTTATTCTAGAACAAAATCGCTTTGATATTGAAGGCGATCAGATTAAACTTGGTGGTATGATCTCCGGTATTCTTTGTGCTTATACTGAAGTACGAGACACAGGCAAAAAAGATCAGTTCGGTCGTCCTATTAACGAATGTACTACTCATCACGTTCCAGACTATGAATTAGTTTTGGACCCAATGAGTGATCTTGATGACTACTCAGATGCTAAGTATCTACATCGTTATAAATGGATGGCTGAAGATGATGTAAGGAACACTTTTGGAGCAGACGCTCTTAAGAAAATCTCACCTTATCAGAATTACCTTAATGCTACTGAAGCTGACTTTGAATACAAGTTTGATTCTAGCAATGCTTATGGTTTTTCCGGCTATTATCGTGTGCATGACAACTACCTTATTGTTCATACTGTGCTTGAAGACGAGGATGGTAAACGTTGGTCTATCTTTTGGCATGACACACATATTCTTAGTAAGACAGAAATTACTTATAAGAATACAAGATGGCCTTATCGTGTACAAAAGCTACACAGTTCAAATAAAGCAGAATACTATGGTATTTTCCGTGAAGTTATTGAGTCACAGAAAGCTATTAACCAAGCGCTAATTCAGATTCAGTTAATGGCAAATACAACTAAGGTGTTCGTACAAGAAGGAGCTGTAGACAACCTAGAAGAGTTCAAGACTTTGATCAATAGAGTTAATAGTGTTATACCTGTCAATGACTTGGCTGGTGTACGTGTGGATCAGATGACAAGAGAACTCTTAGATCAGTACACACTGATTGATAAAGCGCTTGACCGTATTCAACGCGTCCTTGGTATTAACGATAGTTTCCTTGGTATGGCTTATGCCAGTGATTCTGGTCGTAAGGTTAAACTACAGCAGAATGCAACTATTATGTCATTGCGATATATAACTGCACGTATCGAATCATTCTACCAATCACTAGCTATGGATATCGCTAACTTAGCTAAGCAGTATTATAGAGCAACACAATTCCTACGTATAACTGATGCTATGACTGGTCAACGTTGGGTTGAGATTAACAAGCCAATGGAAATGTTCTCTGGTGAGTTTGATGCTCAAGGACAACCACTTTATAGACCTATCTTGATGGAAGTCATTGACCCAGCTAATGGTGAAATGATGGAAGATGAAGAAGGTAATATCCTTCTAGCTCCAGTCTCAGAAGATGGTACAGACTTTGAGTTTAGTCAGTTTGATATAAAGATTGAGTCCTCTAGTTATAACGATGAAGATGAGAAAGGTCAATTAATGCTTGAGTCCGTTATGTCTGGACAGATTGGCCAAATGCTTGCTCAAGTCAATCCTTCAGGTTTCTTCAAAGTTGCATCCTTAGCTATGAAAACTATGGGTACTAAGTATAGTCCTCAGATCTCAGCTGTACTTGAACAAACAGCTATGCAACTTGGTGGTGATCCAGCAGCACAACAACAGGCATCAGGTATGGCTCAAGGTAATGGTCAGTCACAGCAACAACCTATGAGTTCAGCATTGAAGTTACCACAAAATACTAACGAGGGATTATAATATGTCAGCAATCGGTTCAGTTCTGAAAAAGGTTATTAAAGAATTGCCAGAAGAATTTGCCTCTAAAGCTGAGTCTGTTACTCCTATGCTTCTAAAGAAAGGTGTAAAAGCTGAAGAGCTTAAGTTTGCTGAAATGGCTATACCTAGTACAGGAAAAGTGACAAAGCAAAGCTTAGTTGAAGCAGAAGCCAAACGTAAAGACAAGTTCTATACAACAGCAGATACAAGACGATACGAAGGTAACACTCTAATTGGTGGTAGAGTAAACCCAACATATAGAGAAAAGATTCTTAAATACAAACGTGTAGATGGCGAAACTATTGAGGAAGCTAAACCTTTTGTTGTAACTGAAGAAATGCGAGCTAATATAAGCAGAGCTGTTAATGGCGAGTTAGACATGAGTGAAGTAGAAAAGTAGTATAGTTTAGAACCTTTTACATTGGACAATTTTAACGGCGATGAAAGCATAGAAGAAATAACTGCAGGTTTAAGAGAATACTCTTCAGCTACATTAGCTGGACCTTCTCGTTATACGTCTAGTCATTTTGACACAGAGCCAAACTACTTG